AAGTTGCTGCGGCTCGTGAATCATTAGCACCTAAATCACCAGAAGTAACAAATCAAGTTCCCATTACTACTGCCACACCTAATGCGGGTATTCAAACTATTACTCCTACTCCCACTTCAATAACAAATCCAGTTGTTGATAGTAATACACCACCAACAACTAAAAAACCAATTAATATTTTTAAAATGGTTAAAGGTGTATTTACCTACAATGGCGAGGCTTACACTGGTTTAGATCCAAAGACTAATAATTATTATGTCAAGGGTAAACTGCAATCTGATGCAGACATTAAGAATGATTTTATCAAGAACTATGGCGCACAAGCAGCATTAGTTCTTGCAGTACCAGAACTTTCAACACTTGTTACACAAGCAGTTAAAAGTAATTATACCAAAGATCAATATGGCGCAGCATTTCTTAATACTACATGGGCAAAACAACACCCTGGTTCTATCGGTACTGCAGAAATACAACGCCTTTCAGATCCTTCTGGATACAATATTGCTTACAATAGAAAACAAGCACATGCTCAGCAACTAGCAAACGAATTAGGCGCTAATTTTGATTCAAGCCTAATTGGTTCACAAATTGATGCTGCAAATATTAACAATGCAGATGCAACTAAATTTGACCAAGCCGCTGTTACGGCAGGTAAAGCAGACATTACTACTTGGATGATGCAAAATCCAAACGCCACAGATGCTGAAATTCAACAGCATATGGCTAAAGCAATGCTTAATTCAGGTGCGGTAAGTGCAACTACAGGCGGAACAATATTTAATACCGCTCAATCATTGGCTAGTATTGCTCAGCAATACGGACAAAGTGGACTTTACAATCAAGGAATGTTTAATTCATATGCAGCCAATGTTGCCGCTGGTACACAAGGCTACGATGTAAATACTTTTATGGAACAACAAAAGCAAAATGCTATGAATATTTACAAGCCATTTGCTAATCAAATTGCCGCTGGTGCTACCGTTTCAAGCCTTGCAGATCCTTATGTTAATACAATTCAAAACCTTCTTGAAGTATCACCAAGTGATGTACAACTTGGTGCTACAACAGGTTATGGTGCAATGGTATCAAAAGCCATGATGGGTGATGGCACAACCGCTATTGATCCACTTTCATTTGCCAATACCGTTCGTTCTCAACCTGAATGGCTTAATACAAAAAATGCTCAATCAACATTGCTTGGCAATGCTAATTCGATTATTCAGAAGATGGGACTTGGCTAATGGCTGTTTCAGATATTTCCGTTGAACGGATGATTAACCTTGGCGTCTCACCAGCCAAGGCAGCATCAGCAGCAGTAGCGGCTTCAAATACTACTAGCGCTGCTGGGTTTAATCAAGTTGTTTCAGATGCTGGTGGAACTGTTACTACATCACCAACATATCCACCTGCTGGCACACCGATTTCTCAATCTGCGTCACCAAACGCTGATGGTACTTTTACAATTACAACAGTTGTTGCAGATGGTAAAGGTGGGCAAACAACAACAAAATCTATATCTGGCACACCAACAGCAACAACAGCAGCCAGCGACGCTCTTGCTGCACAGCAATTAGTAAACAAAACAAATCAAGCAAATGCTGCAGCACAGGCTACAGCATTACTTGAATCTTATGGTTTATCTGCAGACATAGGTGCTGGTATTACAGCCCTTGCTCAAAATGGTCTTGACTCTACAACCATTACCAGCATTTTAGATGCCCCAAATCCAACCACTGCAATTACTGCTCTTGGACTACAAGGCTCACAACTAACAGCAGCCAACCAACTTATTACATCATGGCAGGCTCGTTTTCCTGGCAATCAGGCTCGTATTGCTGCTGGTCTTAACCCAATTGATCCTGCAACATATATTGCCAATGAGACTGCATATAAGCAAGTAATGACAATGGCTGGTATTCCAGCAAGCAGCCCATTAATGCAAACATCATATCTCGGCAATTTAATGGCACAAGATGTTTCTCCAGCAGAAGTACAACAGCGTGTATCTACAGCAACATCTGCTATTCAAAATGAAGATCCAATGGTTATTGCTCAATTGCAAAGCCAATATGGACTTAGCCAATCATCAATTCTTTCACACCTTCTTGACCCAACAGTATCTGCACCTGTTATTCAACAGGAATATAACGCAGCCACGATTGCTGCAGAAGCGGCTCGTGCTGGTGTGGCAATTACAGTTGGTAATACTGGCGGCAATGTACAAGGTGGCGGATTGCTTAATAACAATTCACTTCAAATGCAATTGGCTGCACAAGGTGTTACACAATCTCAGGCACAACAAGGCTTTCAGGCCATTGCAGCGCAACAACCAGCACTTGAATCAATCGCTGGTCGTTACGGGGCAGGTATTACTGGCCCAGCAAACATCGGTCAAGCACTCACGGCAGCAACCTTTAACACCACAGGTGCCGCCGCAGCGCAGCAACAAATTAATTTACTTAAGACTGCTGAAACATCAGCATTCAGCGGTTCAGCAGGTGCCGTTACTGGCAGCCTAGGTCCACGAGATACAAGCGGACTGCAATAAATAAAATCCGTCACTAAAGACCAGCATAGATGACGCGTATTAAGACTGGTAGTAAGAGCCAACCAACCTTCCCCTGGGTGAAGTTGAGGCTTACGCATCCGACAACGAAAGGGAGTGCCATATGGCAAACCAATATGAAGACGAAGAAGACGATCTAGATATTGAACAAGAAGTTCAATCAGATGGTCCTGCCAATCTACGCAAGGCTTTGAAAAGAGCAGAGCGTGAAAAGAAAGAACTGTCTGAACAACTTGCTCAGATCCAATCGGATCTTCGCAGTCGTTCCGTAAAGGAAGTATTGGCAACGAAAGGCGTACCTGACAAGGTAGCCAAGTTCATACCAGGCGACGTCAGTACGCCAGAACAGATTGACTCATGGCTTGCAGAAAATGCCGATGTATTCGGCCTTGCACCCGCAGGTGAATCTGCTCCTACCGATCCAGAGAAGGCAGCAAATCAGGCATCGTATCAACGAATCAATGCCGCTACTCAAAACGCAGCAGCACCTACACGCGACGCAGACCTTATGGCCAAAGTCGCTGGTGCAAAGTCTGTAGACGATTTAAATGCGTTAACAGGAAATTTGAGCCAACGCCGTCGGTAGTTAATTCTATCCATCGCACGAAAACCCTAAAGAAAGAAGGTGACACATGAGCAACGCATATACAGATACATCATCTGGTTCCCTTGGTACTTCTCTAGTACAAACAGCCTATGATCGTTATGTTGAATTCGCTCTCCGTGCTGTGCCTCTCATCCGCGACGTAGCGGACAAGCGCCCAGTACAACAGGCTATGCCTGGTTCGTCTGTAGTATTCCAGATTTACACAGACCTATCACAGGTAACAGCACCACTTTCAGAAGACGTTGATCCAGATGCTGTAGCCCTAGGCAACACAACACCTATCACCGTTTCCCTGAATGAATATGGAAACGCTTCACTTGCTACACGTAAGTTGGAGTTGTTCTCACTCTCAGACGTTGATCCAGCAATTGCTGACATCATCGCCTTCAACATGGCTGACTCACTTGACACAAACGTTTTGAACGTCCTTGTTGGTGGACCAAATGCAATTGCAAAGGTAAACGGCGCAATTGTATCTACCTATGCAGGTTCATACACAAACGGAACCACACAGGCTCTTGTCAAGAATACAGACGTTATTTCAGCAGCAATGATTCGTACAGCAGTTGCAAAACTACGTGCGAACAAGGCTGTTCCACGCCAAGGAGAATACTACTGGACTGGTATCCACCCAGAAGTTTCATACGACCTTCGCTCCGAAACTGGAGCAGGCGGATGGCGCGATGACCATAAGTATGCAGAGAATGGTGCGTCAGAATTCTGGCCAGGCACCATCGGAACTTACGAAGGTTCTATGTTCGTAGAATCACCACGTTTGTTCAACACAACTGATGGTACAGGCGCAACAGGTAACACAGGTACCTTCGGTACATCTGGTTACACATACGGCACAGGCGGAGTACGCGTATTCCGTACACTTGTTGCTGGTAAGCAAGCACTTGCAGAAGCAGTTGCCGAAGAGCCACACGTTATCTTCGGACCAATTGTTGACAAGTTGATGCGTTTCCGTCCAATCGGTTGGTACGGTGTACTCGGCTGGAGCCGTTACCGTGACGCTGCATTGGTTCGTTTGGAATCAACTTCAAGCATCCACAGTTCATAATTGAACTAGTTGTTGTCCTGCCCTCGCACGTGGGGGCAGGCGGCAACGCTTACGAAAGGAAGCCATGACATACATTTTTAAAGCCCCAACGGTTGATGAATCACCAGCGGGTTTTAGTCGTTTGTTTTGGCGTTACAAAATTGCACGCGGAGACAGCATTCTTGTCTATGGCACAGCCATTGTACGTGAGCGTACACCTGGCGTTGATGAAACACAAGCAGCAGACTACTGCTATTTGGGTGGACATGAATATGTCATCACTCAAACTGAAGTTGATATTTTAACAAACGGCGGTTATGGCTACTGCATAACCACAACGGCATAGGAGATAAAGTGACACCAGGCAGATATAATATTACTGTTATTAAAGGTACAACTTTTACACTTGCTCCTATTTGGAATATTGATAACCTTGCTGTAAACCTGACAGGTTACAGTGCTGATATGCAAGTACGCGATGTAAGCAACAACCTTATTACAGAAATGTCTGTAGCCAATGGACGGGCAACAATTGCCCCTGGTCTTGGCCAAGTAACTTTTACACTAACCCCTGCTCAGACAACAGCGCTAGCCGCTGGTAATTATTTTTATGCAATTAACTACACAGATTCAGCAAATAATGTGTATCAAATTCTTCAAGGAGCATTTATCGTACAGGCAAGCGTGGTACAATAATGGCTAGCACGGTAAATAGTATTTCAACAGTTTTAATTCCTACAACCACAAATGTTTACAATGTGGCTATTCAAGAAAATCAAGTTATTGAATTAGGACCAGTTGGTCCTCAAGGTATTCAAGGAGCAAGCGGTGCAACAGGACCTACAGGCCCAAGTATTACAGGATCCACAGGCGCTACAGGCAGCCAAGGAAAGACTGGCTCAACTGGCTCCACAGGAAGTACAGGCAGCACAGGCTCTACAGGCTCAACAGGATCCACAGGTTCTACTGGATCTACAGGTAGTACTGGCAGCACAGGGTCTACTGGATCCACTGGGTCAACAGGAGTAACTGGTGCGCAAGGTAACACGGGTAGCACTGGTAACACTGGCCCTACTGGCTCTACTGGCAATACTGGTTCGCAAGGGCAAACAGGTCCAACAGGACCTACTGGATTAACTGGTGCAACAGGAGCAATTGGAAATACTGGTAGCACAGGAAATACAGGTGCCACAGGAATTGTTGGCCCAACTGGGCCAACGGGTAGCACAGGTTCTCAAGGAAGCACTGGGCAAACTGGACCAACTGGAAGCCAAGGTAATACAGGTCCAACTGGAGCCGTAGGCTCTACAGGAGCCGTTGGAAACACGGGAGCCACAGGTAATACTGGGGCAACTGGTAATACAGGCTCACAGGGCAACACAGGCCCTACAGGGGCTATTGGAGCGACAGGCTCTACAGGTTCTCAAGGAAA